GCTTCCTTTTCCTTTTGCTCGGCGGCAGACGTAATACCTGTCCATACATTAGCCAAGCGCGGATCAAGCGCGTCGATCTGCTCTTGCGTGAAACCCGTCTGTTTCAATAGCTCGATTTGTCCTGCTGTGATTGGCATAGTTTCATCTTCTCCCGGAAGTTTGTTATGATGTCATCGGTTGTTGAGATTGAGGTGTTGGTTGCTGAGGTGTAATCAGCGCAGCTTGCATTTCTTGACATCCCTGTGCTACCTTGTTTGCCCCTGCTGCCAAACGAGGATCGGACTGACTCATCTGCTTAGCCGCCTGATACCACTTAGCCAGAAGCTGTTGCAAACCTGTAGCTGTATCTTGTCCACCCTGTTGAGGTGGCTGTGAACCGGCGTCTGGTGCTCCACCCTGCGGTGGCGCTCCCTGACCCTGCTGATCTTGCGGCATTGGTGTACCTGCTGTAGCCATTGCGTCTCCATTATTTGTTTCCCCACCGGCAGTCTAGCCACTGGTGGGGAAACGGTTCAATTACGCCTTGACTACGGTCTTCTTGGATGCACCCTTGCGGCTACGCTTGCGGGAAGCCTTCCGAAGGTGCTTAACGCCAACGGCGCTGATTTTCTTTGTACGCTTGTTTGCCATGATGTTTCTCCTTTTTAGGTTGATAGCTAACGATTAGCCCTTGATGGCCAGCTTGTGAGCGGTGCGCTTTGCGCGACCCTTAACGCCGCGAGCTTTCTTCGCAGCTACCTTCTTGACGAGACCTGCTTCAACCTTCTTCGAATGACGCTTTGTCATGATGTTCTCCTTTGGTTTGACTTCGTTTGGAGTAAACGAAAAATGGCGACTAGGCCAAATTCGCCTAGTCGCCAGTTGTCCCAAAGGGGCCGCGCACTATATTTTGACGCCGCTTATTCTTTTGCGTCTTTACAAGAGATAGTACAAATCAAGACCCTTGTCAAGCAAAATATTCAAAATAGTTGAAAATAATTTACTACTGCGCCTACGGCAGTGGTACACTACAAAATCACATCTTTTACGTTTAATAACTCCCGTACTTTGTTAGATTGTCCCTCTGTCAATTTTGTCTTTTGTTCTACGTTAATTCCTTGAATGTGTCCATCGTTATATAACACAATTGTTTTTCCGCTAGTCTTGATTGCCTTCAGAACATCATCTATCTCCGAAACACTTCCTTCAACGGAAAGTTCGGTTAAAAGGTAGTCTCTTTGAGCCTTAATCTTGATCGCCATTCGATCTCCTTATGGTGTTTATTATTTTTGTTCCTACGACTGTTTGATTACCGGCCTTGGTTCTCCACCCGCTCCACCCTTTTGTGCCAACCGTGGAGATTTTGGATTTTTTCCTTCGCCCCCCGGCCTACCTCCAGGATGCGCTCCGCTCTTCTGTCCTGGCCCCTTACCGTCTTCTGGGGGCTGCATCCCCATCTTCTTCATCTCTTCCTGCGCAAGTGCTGCCGCGATAATCTTCATCTTCGTCAACTGTACTTGCTCCTTGAAATACTTCTCCATCTCTCCTTCAGGATCGGGTATGTCCAACTTCTTAAACACCGTTCCCCAGCTTACTGGGCAATCTGGTGTTCTCTTCAGCGTCAAGAATTTCAATTGTTCGGCTTGCTGCGTCAACTTCAGCAACGTCCCAGCCACAGGAAGAAGCCTAATCTGTTTCGCAAACCACCGTGCCCTAGTCAACTTGTCATACACCGATGACGAATTAGGGAAATTCCCGTTTATCATTTCATCTGGCATGTGGCTAGGAACGAGATCGTTTGGATTGTAGTCAAATACCTCTGGCGCAACATTGTCGGGACCAACGTAGGACATAATCCTGTTAGTGTCAAACCATTGTAGAATCAGGAATTTAACTCTATTTCCTACTGCCTTATTGGCCTTCTCTACTCGTGCCGCGATCCCTTTGGCGATAGGACCAATAGACTCAATTGCTTTATCCATTGCATCTGCGCTGGCAACATTCAACTTCAAGTTTGCCATGTTGCCAAGGTCTTGCAGACCTAATTGCTTCTCTCTCTTCTTGCCGAGATATTCTAAGAACTTGAAATTCGTTTCCGTTACATTTACCTCATCTGGAAGAACGGATTGGAATGTTTCCTTTGGCTTACCACCAAACAGTCCCATCCTTACGTCTTCCTCAAACAAATCCATGTGCTCAATCTTTTGTCCACCGTTTTCGTCGGCGTTGTAGCCCATAGGGGGGTTCAATCTGACGGTAATGACGGCATCCATTTTCCTTTCGTGCTTACGAACCGTGGTCTCAATTGTTGCCACGTCCCCTACCAAGGAACGTCCCATCGGCTCCCACGCCCAATCATCAACCGTATATTGAATAATTGGCATTTTGCTGTCCCAATCGAACGCAGGACCGTCATACATCGGTTCGTCTAATCCGCTAGATGTAATGATTAGGCGAAGGTTAGGATACACTCTACAATCTTCGGGTATCGCTGTGCGCTTTGCTGGTTTACCGTTTTCTACTCCACCCAATATCTGTTGTCCTACCGTAGGAACCTTGTAAAACCATGATGTTCCTATGTCCCCCATAGGAAGCTCAAAACCTGTATTATTGATCCTCAAATCTCGAATGAATGTATAACGTATTTCCGTATACAGGTCACCAAAACTCCTGCCATTGTCACCATAACGATAATGCTCTGCAAAGTCCTGACGCCTTGCCTGAACTTGGTTTGCGTAGTTCCTGCGCCCTACCGTTTGTAGTTTGGTTTGGAATAGAGGAAATCTACCAAACGCTTCCGCGATAGGCATATAATCGTAGATCGTGACCGCATAAGCATCCTGCACGTCGTTCGACTTCGGAATCTGGACTGGTACTACATCCAAAAGTCCCAAAGCCTCGAAGCGCATCTTCCTCTCTCCGTATCCATATTCATCCGCACTGACTTTAGGCCACAGGTATCCGATACCCATGACCGCTGCGTATTGCAGAACTTTTAGGATTTGGAAAGGAAAATCAGACTCGAAATAAACGCACTTTGAGACCTTCGTAAGCATCTCAGCTATTTTTTTGTATGCGGGGGAATCAGAAGCGTAACCAGCAATCTCTCTTACTTCAGAAAGGGTCTCGCAAAACTTTCGTATATCGTACTTTAATTCGTTCGTTATCAGTGAGCTACGGGACTTGTCCCTAAACGCCGCATCAAAGACGCGAAGGTTTTTTCCTAGTTCCTGATAGCATTTTTGGGCGGAAAGAAAACCCTCACCCTCGGCAATCATTTCCTCAACCCACCCGACGCGCTCAGAGGGAGGTCTCTCAAAAGGAGGGCACTGCCAGCGTACCGTGTCGCTCTCTACGCGAGAAGTTCCATTTCCTGAACTTATGTCGATATACCCCACGAAACTTCCGTTCTTCTCGGTACACCAGCCTCCCAACTGGCGTTTAGTTCTATATTCATCCCTCAGAACAGCCTACAACATATTTTCCTGCGCGTCTACAAAAAAATTTACTTAGGATCGTACTTTCCAGATTTTAGGTATTCAAATTTAGATTCATATAAGCGTCCACAATTCGGGCAGAGAACATTCATCCCCCAATACCACTGAAAACGTGTTCCACATCCAGGCGTATACGGGTGAGATAGCATGAACGATTCTCCGTACTGATTTGCCAAGTCTGCCGTATATGTGAATTACCCCACGTCTAAAGACGGGGGCTTCCGGATTCAACGGCATCTTCGTTAGTTGAAGACTTGCGTCCCAACTTTCGTCTTATGTTGCCTCCACCGGCAGTAGCGCCAATCCCTGACGCCAAAATCCGTAGACCTTCGTCCCGGATATTCCTTGCCGCGTTTATATCGCGGTCATGATGTGTATTGCATAATGGGCAGGTCCAAGAGCGTACATCCAATGGCATCTCGCCTATTTGGTAGCCGCACTCTGAACATACTTTGCTTGACGGGAACCATCGACTTACCTTGATGAATGCCTTTCCGTCGCGCTCTGCTTTGTACTTGATAAATGCTGTTAGTGTTCCCCAACCTATATCTGATACTGCTTTTGCTAAGTTATGGTTGGCCGTCATTCCCTTCACGTTTAAGTCTTCCGTAACAATGACTTGGTTCTCGTCTACGATCCTACGAGAGACTTTGTGAAGATAATCACGACGCTGATTTGTGATACGTTCATGGACTCGCGCAACTAGCAAACGTGCATTATTACGCGACTTGGAACCTTTCTTCTTACGACTTAAAGACTGCTGTTTACGCTTGAGATTCTTTTCTGACTTGGCAATGAAACGAGGATTGTTAAACTTCGATCCGTCGCTAGTAATGGCTAAATGTGTCAACCCTACATCAATTCCGATAGCCTTTCCATTCGTTGAAATCGGAGGCATAGGAATATCGTCATCAGTTAGGATTGAAGCGTAGTAGTGACCGCAGGGGTTCTTGCTCACCGTAACCGTCTTGATTTGTCCAACAATCTCACGGTGAATCACGGCCTCAACATCTCCTACCTTGGGAAAATGTATCTTACTTCCTACAATTTTCACATTCTGCGGATACTGAATCGACTGCTTGCCGTGCTTTGACTTAAACCTTGGATACCGCGCCCGCTTCTCAAAGAAGTTTTGAAACGATGCCGCAAGATTGCGTAATGATGCTTGGAGAACTTGAGAATAAGCGTCATGAAGCCATTCGTGTTCTTTTTTTAGCGGTGGCAAAAGAGGAATCATTTGAAAAAATGTCAGACCTTTTCCGGTTTCCCTGTACGTATTTTGTGTGTTTTCCAAAGCCCAATTCCACGCCCACCGCGCACATCCAAACTGACATGCAAGAAAGTGTTCTTGCTCAGGCGTAGGATAGAGACGGACTTTGGTCGCATTCAACATGGTTTAATCTTAACACCACACAGTGTAAAAGTCAAGCGCAAAGGAACGCCTTATATCCCCATATCTAAAGATAGGGGATTTACGGAGCTTTTTCGTTAAGAATATCCTCTGCTTCCATTTCCGTCCTGCCCGCATCGCAAACGCGCTCACAAAGACGAGGTGGAATAGCATTGCTCATCGAATGGCACCCATTCTCGCCGCTACAGCATCTTCCCTCGTTGCGAACACTCGGCATCCGGGATAGCAGTCCCACCACAATTCACCATCTAGAGCGTACCCTTCTCCATTGGGATAGAATGGGTGTCTATCAATATGCTGGTGACGTTCACGGACCGTAGCCTGTACGATAGAGAATCCACCCATACTCCTTGCCAACCCTTTATTCTTTGATGGATGTACGTGGTCCCTCACCCATACCTTATCGCCTACCTTAAATCTGAATTTTGTTCTCATTTCGACTCCCAGTATTCCTTAACTACTTCCTGCAAACGAACAATTGATTCTCTTGCCATTCGTTCAATCTCTTCATTGCTAGTCCCAATGGGTATCCATCTTTCTATATTTACGTCCTGACCGGGAGTTACTTTTCCACAGAATCCTAGCGGAATAGTAGCAGCGAACGCTACAGGATATTCCGTCCATTCAGAAGGTTGTGATAATTCTACCTGTTCTATATTACGATCACAATCCTTCTTGTATTCATCATATCTTTTAGTATGCGCAGATTGCCTCCAGAACGCACAGTATTTAATATCGGACAAATCAGCATCCGATAGAGATGGACGTTTATCGTTTACATAATCGAAATTATGACCTTGCTCAAACTCATCTGGAGAAAATCCACCTATTCTACCAATTACCCTTGCCGATCCAAACTTCCATCCGGTTTTGTCCGTTCCATCAGGAACCTGTTGAGGTATTTCCTTTGCTACTTTTTCGAATATCCACTTTGGAGGCATATTGTCTTCCATGCGTTTAATTGCTTCACGCTGCTCTGGAGTCGCTAAATTCACCTTAAAGTTTGTCATTTTTTCCCATCCTTCTTGCCGCGCCGGTAGGCTTCGAGAATATCAGCATTGTGTTCGTCTCTGATTTCCTCAAGCTCTGTAACAATTCCACGCCGGTCATATTTTCCGCCAGCATCAAACTTTGAGAGCAAGTCCTTGATTTTCTCTGGTACTTTAGGATCAACCGGATGCTGAACCGTTCCCTCTAGATGCGTCCCTTCTCCCCGTTCGGAACTTTGTCCTTGTTCGCAAGCTGAACACGAACGATTTGCTTCTGTCTTCTTCGCTCTCTCCAATGGAGGATCAAACGATGCCTCCTGCGATTCTTTCATCACCACGCGATTAGGTACGCCACTTCTATTTTCCTCCTCCCACTTGGAAATAAGTTCCTCGTAGGTTGGTACTTCCGGTTCAGGAGCAAGATACATCCGGCGCTGCCACTCTGCTGCCGCATGAGCATACAGTTCATTGGATGGATACCCTAATTTTTGAGATTCATTGACGCATTCATACCATTGTCGATCTGTCGGCACAATCGGGTTCTCTGACTGCCAGCGAAGAGCCGCTTCGAGGATTATCTTCGTACATTTCCGCATAGCATCAGATTCCAAACCCCATGAATCCGTTGCCGACTTAAACATCCCATCTGGTACTACGTACTTCTTGTCGCTCATCGCTTTCCTCCTTAACGCTTATCTTCAAACGCCTCACTATGTAGATACGATTCCCTATCGTACTTCCACGGACTATGCTTTGCATCGCTAGTTTCAATCGCCCGTCGCATGAATTCCCTATTTACGCTATTCCTAGCATTACTCATCCTATTGTGCATTTCACTTCTAATTTCTTGATGAATTGGCTCTTCAATCCTCTGCCTGTCTTCTTGAATCTTACCGTGCTTCACCCTCTCCCACTGCCTCTGACGCTCACTCCAATGCTCTGCCTCTTGGACACTATTGCAAACCACCTTCTCATATCCTCGCGGAACAGGGACATTCTCTGGCATTCCAGACGTGATTTCACCTAAACTGTTAGTGTAAAACACTGGTTTCCTACCCAGTTGAGCATTTCCCCGTCTCTTCGGTCGTAGGTCAACCGTCATGTCCGACGCCTTATCCGTCACCCTCTGCCACAGATAACGCAAACGGTTAACGATTCCTGGTCCGCACTGAGGCCAATAAAGAGCGTTCATCCAGTCGGTAGGCATCCAATGGCTGACAACATCCATAACGTCATCCTTAGTCAGCATCCACGTTCCATTGAAGGCGTACCACTTGCCATCTGAGAACCAACATGGATACATCTTCCTATTCGACCACACAATTGCGCGTTTTGTGTTCGCGTCAGGAAGAGTGTTCTTTACTTTTACCCACTGCTTCGACTTCTTGATCGCTAGAGCGTCTGCCTTGCGCTGCTGCTTGAGCGCGTCTAGTTCTGACTTCAATATAGCGATACGTTCTTCTGCTAGATTTTTCATATCAAATTCTCCAGTGTATCAAAAATAGCTACCCCAGTTCCGCGATAGTGCCTAATTTTCTGAACTTCATGTAAGTTGAATCTCGCGGTATTGAGGCTCGTCGGTAGCCAAGAAACAGCGGCGCTGCCACTCAACGGCGACGAATTGGCAATCGCTCACGCTTGGAACGTCGTCTGGAGAATACGCGTCGAGCATATGATCCATATCGCTCCAGGTTGGAACAATCGGATTCTCACTTTGCCAGCGAAGAGCCGCTTCGAGAAGTTCTCGCGTCGATTCCTTGGCTGGATTGAACCCCAAGCCAATCATGTGAGCTAATGCAGCCTTCAGCATCCCATCCGGTACTGTAACCTTCTTCTCGCTCATATCTTCTCCCCTCATTCATCCCAACCTTCGCCAATTGTAACAGAATTTGCCGTGCAAATACCCTTTGTCAATGATTTTTTTCCTTGCGGGGCATCGTATCTCCTTTGTGACCGTGCCGCAAGATCATCATATGTATGGAACGCAACATAACTCATTGCAGCAGCCCTTACCCTATCATCATGCTGCCCTTGACGGTGTTCCATTCGGTCCTTACCACCATCTTTGACATGACGCTCAAGAGTCTTTAGTTCTTCAATGTGCCACTTGGATTTTGGCTTGTACCATCCTCCGTCAACCGCTTCCGTGTAAAAGTCCATCAGAATAGGAACCGTTACGCTGTTTGAGTAGAAACCCTCTCTATTCTTTTGCTCATCCTTAATCTTCTTTGCATACAGACGGAAACTCTTTATATGGTGGTTGAATCCCATAATCTTCAACTGGTTCTGGCAAATATCTCCCGGTCCCATTGTCTGCTCAATCGCAAACTTGACCCCTCTAGGGTCTTTATTCTTCTTTCCGTACCATGCTGCTATACATGCAGCAAAAGGAACCGTCTGTGCGGGGCTTAACTTATTACTGGTATACTCTGCTACCTGCTCGTCGTAACCAGCATTTATTCCTTTCTTGGTTAATGATATGCAAGTCCTATCTTCGTCTTCTTTTCCTAGACCGTGCGCTGTATCGATTCCGCACGAGTATTCTTCCCCCTCCTTAGGCTCCTCATACACTAGGAGCTTATCCATCGTCTCCGCTTCTACATCCTCATTGACGGGTAGGAGAGGAATCATTTCCCAGTCGTACCGCTCATCTCTATTCGATACCCACGTAATTCGTATCGCTTCCCTATCCCAATCAATTGTAGACGGGTCAGGATTAAACTTCTCTTGTATCGAATGACCTGTGATTCCGTAGGCTAGAAGTGGAGCTTTGCGTACTTTTGTATCCTCTCCTATATCGTTTGACCCAATGACTGTGTATATGTCATTGTCGATCATATTTGTAGTTTCTATACCAAATACCGCATCATTTAGTCCCGTCAAACTCTCAAAGTCATCGGCGGGCATTTGAGCAGCCCACGTCTTCTGTGTATGGTTTTTGCAAGCGGATTGATAATTGAATTCCCAAAACCACTGTTGTTCGATTGGCATACTCCAATCTTTTCCAGCAACTTTAGCAAGGTATGGTGTATTGCGAATATATGATTCACAACGCATAATGTGCTTCCGCGTCATTTCAGCAGGCTTCCAACCCCCCTCTACGGGGAATTTACGAATCCAATCCGTCTCTGGATAAATCTCTGGGCACATTGGCCACGGAATAAACACAGGGCAGAGCCTAGATCGCCCTCTCGGCCAATCAGCCTTTGACGCACGCCACGTCTCGGCAAGCCAGCCGGTATTTCCGCCGCCAGTTCCTTCCAAAACCATGAACAGATTTTTTGATGAGTGTGTAGCTCTAAATAGGCCCTCTTCGATAGTCCTCTTAGGGTCTGGAACATCTGCAAGTTCAGACAGATGCACGCTTGTCGGGGTCCAACCTTGCGCTAGACCTGTAGCCTGCATACCAGACTGAATAGAAAGGATTGATCCGTTATCAAACGCTCTCTTAGGAAGTTTTCTAGGAACTAGCCACCACGGGCAGCGGTTGTACGCTGTGTCAAGGATGCGTTCAATCAGTTCCGATGCGCTTGCCTTGACGGATGCCATAATCGCCTGAGTGTGGGGTACAAACATGATACGATGGATGAACTTTAATGCTGTTTGAGTAGTTATTCCTAATTGTCTTCCTTTCAAAATTAGCAACTCTATAGATACTTGCTTTTCGTCGAAGTCTGAAATAACGGAATCATAAATCCTCTGTGACAATCTTGGACTAAACTTATAAATTTGTCCTTTCTCGTCACATACAAAAGCATAATTCTGTTCCCAGTAACTGCTGTCTAATGCACACAATACCTGCTCATTTTCAATCCAATGCTTAATTTCATTTCCCCTCCTTGCTGTTATAGGCTTGGAAATAGTAAGATATGTGTTTTTTGAATTGCTCTCTTTTTTTACTAATGTCTCTATGTACGCTGAGAACTCTTTCACCTGCTCATACGAGTGCCTAATAGGCTCCCACCCATTTTGTCTGGTAAATTCGTCACATCGAGCATTTATTATTTTTTGGGAATACATACTTCCACACTCACAGATGAGGGATTTTTCCAAGTTCGATAATGCACTATGTCCTTAATTGTGCATTTAGAAACCTTCCATTTTTCAGCCAATAATCTCATTTTGATTCCGTTTTTAACGTCTTCTCGAATCGACGCTACAATTTCGTCTGTCAATCTAGCTCTAGGGTGTTCCACTCCTCGCATAACCATATGCCTAGCTCTACCTCTACTGAGCGCATCTCTCATATTGTACGTTCGATCTGCAATTACTATATGGTCAGGATTCACACACGGTCGATTGTCGCAAGCATGACACGCCTCTCCATCATGCACATCTGTTCCTCTTGCAATAAAAACAGCCATTCTATGCGCCAAATACGTTACATGGTTTATCGTGAATTGACCATATCCGGTATTTGCTTTTCCCTCTTTCCATACCCAGCACGGCGTCAACCCCTCGCGAACAACAGGTCCATTCTTGTCTACCTTCGACCAAAATATGTTTTCTTGTTCCTGCGTTAATGGTGCTAAACTTTCTTTAGGGGCTGTCATGGTCGTCCTCCTTGACGATTAGGCGTGAGCCGGGTGCTTCTACACTCGACAGCCCTAGTATAGCACATGTTTCGTATATTATTCGCCATTATCTGCCGTTAGCAGTTTCTGCCTAATTCCAATCAGTTTTTCTTGCATTGCGTTTGCAGGAGGAAACAGCCTATCCAAATCATCCTCTGCGCCAAACATCTCTGTTGGCTCTCCATCGTCTGAATCGCTGCTCGTACTAGGCGTACTCTGTGCGCTTCCTGATCCGAATATAGCCTTGCCAATGAACGTCGGACCCTTCGGTGACGGTAACGCACCTACCATCATGTCCAGTGCCGTCCTGTCCTTCTCTGCCCCTACCAGCGTCTTTCCAAACCTTACTCTAGCTCTTGTGATTGAAGGATGGTTGGTTACTGCTATAATCCTAGACTCGTTTCCACAATAGTTTGTAATCGCAAGTGCAGCAGAGCCTAACAATGCTCTCAAATCCAATTCCGCCGATAATCCTATCGCCTCCCAAGGCAAGTGATCCCTATCTCCTTTAGGAATAGAGTCGTATTTAGACAAAAAAGACGCTACCACCTCGTCTCCTTGAACGAAGCGCATAGCAGCTAGTGTTGCCTTTAATCCGCCTTTAGCCTTCTTTAGTAGGTTGGTTATCTTGGGAGCCTTCTCCAAGTCCTCCGCCTTCACCTGAAGTC